TTGCCAAGCGATTGTACGGCTTGGTTCATCTTATTCAAAAGAGCTTTGTACTGACCGTACATCACTTCTCTTGTCTTATCTCCTTGGATAACCCTCATGTGTGCGGACATATGCGGGGTTTGCAACGACAGATATTTGAAAGCTTCAACTGGTGGAACTGCGTTCTGTTCGAGAGCCTGCAAGAACCGAGCCGCGTCCATACCGTGAACTTGTAAGTGAACAGCGTGGTTTTCGTTGGGTTGAACCGTAACGCTACGACCACTTTGCATGGAGTCATTCTCAAGTTCAGCGATCTTCGAATCAATCGGAAGACGGGGAGCAACAGTTCTGGCTGGGGCATAACGATCGACCTGATCATAACCGACACGAACAGCAACTCGGTCACGGATAACATTAGCGCGACCAGTTTCGTCCAACATAGGCAACATCTGCATGAACTCGTTGAAAGCCAAGAGACGGGCTTGAGCACTTCCGTAACCAACAGCTTTCTGCGGGGTGACGTCGTAAACCTCTGCAAGCGCTTCGATAGGAACGCCACGCTCTTTCAAACGCTTGTGGAAAAGAAAAGCAATCTTGCTACCCGGTTGACCCTCTTTCCAGTTAGGTCTAGCCAAACGACGGAATTGTTCTTTCAGTAGTTTTTGGAACGGGACGTAATAGAAATTCTGAGCTTGGGTAGAAAGAACGGCTTCTTTTTCTAACTGAGCATTAACTTCAGTAGCGGTTCTATCTCCGCTACCGGAATCGACGGACTGAGGAGCATAACTTCCGGTGTTATTGCGACGAACCATCGTAAGCTCTTGAGCAATCGGAAGAGCATTGTTGGCGAGATTAGGCTCGGTGCGATCAACAATATTTAAGTTGGGCGGGATGATTGCCATAGGCCCGTTGTAAGCCACCGTCAAATTAGCCAAGTCGTCCATTGTCTGGGGCTGGATCATCAACGAAGTCGACAAAAGAGTCGAATCAATGATGGCGTTACGTAGACGATTGGTTACTTGGATGTGTGGGTAAATCTTGTAGCCCAAGCCACGGATCGAATGGAGTGTCCCGTTTGTACCAATGCCGTAGGTAAAGAGAACCAGAGCTTCGTTGATATTGCTAAAGCGACTGTCCTTCCGATAAAGGAAGTTTAAGTTAGACCCGTCACGAAGCCCAATGGCGTGTGTGATCGTTCCGTCAAACTCTTGGATATAATAGTGAACGGTCTGGATCTCAGCGGAACGAGCATAAGAAAGGGAAAGGTCGTTATCCTTGAGCATGACTTGGATTTCTTCCCAATCCAAACGAACGCCGGCGGTATCCACGGGAACAGCATTGATGATAGCCCTACGAGTTTCTTCTACATCCCAACCAACCTGCTTAGCTACTTTAGGATCTTTGATGTACTGGTAAAGCTCATGGGCGTAATAAGACCGACGAGCACAACAAAACTCAAATCGGGTATCAGAAGCCGCAACGCCACGCGGAACAAAGAAATCCTTTAAGCCAGCGACTTTCCAACGCCAATCAGTATCGTCTTCGAAGAAAGCAAAACCAACACCATAGGCTACAAATTCATGTGAGAGCCTCTGCTGGTTATAGAAGAATTCGTCCCAGTCTTTACGAATAACACGGTCAAACTCTTCGCTAATAATATCGCTGTACATTCCCCGTTGGGTATCGTCGCCGTACTTAGTTTTGATTTGAGCAATCTGGGGCACCCCATTAACCAAATCGGAATAAGCTGAAAGAGCGTACTCTAGGTCAGCTTGAGCTTCTAGAAAGTTTAAATTCGAACGATAAGACTGACCGAGATTCCTGAGCGTTTCGGGATTGTAAGGAGCTTCGCCGTCGAGCATCGCTTGTACTTTAACCCGTTGCGAGGACGCAATAAGGTCCGCATCAAGAAGCCGACGATAAATTCCATAAGCTGCTTTTGCATCTTTAAGTCTTGATTTGGGTGCTTTCCCAGTCTCTGAAATCGTTTCGAGGTTTTGGTCCACGTTGAACTCCTAGATACTCAATTAGATGAGAACGGTCAAGAATATAAGGAACTGGCAGTTCGAGCAAAAGACAGGAAATCTTTGTATTTACCACCCCCAGCAACAGTAGTCCCAGCCACGGCGTTAGCCCTTTGACGGCATACGTCGAGCATCAAAAAGGCGGCATCCGCTATGTCGGGGGATCTCCCAAACCTAGCTTTCATGTCCTTCTTAGATTCGACATAGATCTTCCCCCGCTCAGCCGTTCGGTACTGCCTAGCAACCAACTCTCTAGCCAAGTCAATCGTAACACCCCTAACTTGTCCAGCTCGTAGGAACTCCCTGCCAACATACCAAAGCTCAGATACTCTATTCCCATAGGACTCGTCAGCCTTTATACGGGAACTCTTACTAACTGGCATACTACTAGGTCTTTCAGAGAACTTAACCCTAAGAACTGAGGGACTCCATATCGTAGATATAATATCGCACAAAGGGTCTCCCGCGCCGGTGGCGTCAATCGCTAGATACTTGGGTAGCACCCCATACTTTTCGCACTCTTGCTTCAGCAATTGAGCAATCTGATAATTACGGGGATTGTCTTTAATAGAGGAATTCTCTTGGAGTTCTACATACTTGTCGAAATGAACCGTCATGCCAGCTTCGGTCTCCCCATATTTCCCAAAGAATAAAACAGACCTATCCCCACCGCTTGTAAAACCAGGATCGAATCCAGCAACAGGAATTGGTCGTTTACCCCCAACCCACATCGCTGGCTTATGGGCTTCAAACTTACGGAGGTCAGCTTCGCTATAAATATTCTCTTCGGAACCCGCGGGAGCGGGGAACGAACGAATGAATCGCCAGTAAGAGAGGGAGTTCTCACCCAACCGTTTCCTATCCTCGTCAAGTTTCTTCGAGGTAAGCAAGAACGGCCACTTGTCGTCGTTGTCCAAGTTGGGAGTCTTCTCTCCGTCCAAGTGTAGGCAGAACCCATCTTTAGTTTCCCAACCACCTTCGTCAACTGTGATGGACTGCCACCCTTCTTTGGGAGTGACGAACTGACCAAATGGATCGTAGGCAGAATTAAAGTTTCCGCAGGCAACGCATTGAAAGAATGGGTTAGCTGAAAGATTGGCTGTAGCCTCGAAGATAGCTGGCGATACGTCCGTGGCCTCGTCGATCAGTAGAAACACTCGTTTGTTCTTAAGACCGAGTAACTTCTCGGAGGCTTCTTTTTCTTTGTCTTTGGCAGACGGAACAAGCGTAATACTAGATCGATCACTACTGCCTTCCTCCAAGACAAGCTTACCCATCGAGTCGACCAGCTTTCCGGGCATCACCTTTGCCTGCATATGACGCTCACGGACTCGACCCCACATACGCTTACGGGCTTCACGAACCGATGTGGTTGTGACCAAGACCAAAGTATCGAATGGAGCAGAGTACCAATTTACTAATCCCCACAAACCGACCACCTCAGTCTTCGCCGAAGACTTGGGCCCGGAGATCCCAAGATAGTTCCACTTACACAACTCTACAATTTGCTCATCCGCCCAAGGATTGCGTTGGAATCCTTGCGGGTTCTTCTTGGGGTGGTACGGCCACAACATCTCTACGACATTCCAAAAGTGTTGCTCTTTACCTAAACCACCAGACTCAATAGATAGACCTTCGCGAAAAGCCAACAACTCAATCGTAAGTGATGTAGCCCCTTCGGGCCACATTCGGCCATACTTCTCGGTTTGGGACATCACCTGATGGTAACAGAATCCCCTTGGCAATCCACTCTTTTTATAAGAGATGGTTTAGATGGTAGCTATTGACCCCGGAGCAAGCGGAGGTATTGCCTCTGTAACAGTCAACGGTTTGGTTGACGCAATAAAAATGCCAGAGACAGAAGGAGATGTGCTTGCAAAATTAAAGAGTCTTCGGACTTATCACGACGTTATTGTAATTGAGCAGGTAGGCGGATATGTCGGAGGAGCAGGAAGTCCCGGCTCGGCAATGTTTAACTTTGGTCGTGGGTTCGGTTTTATCCTCGGAGTGGCGATGACACTTGGGTTTAGAATTGAGATGGTTCGTCCGCAGGCATGGCAGAAGGCATTGAGCTTGGGGAACAGCAAGGGGATGGCTAGCAAGACGGAATGGAAGAACAAACTGAAAGCTGAAGCACAAAGAAGATTTCCAAATTTAAGCGTGACATTGTCCACGGCGGATGCACTATTGATACTCGAATATGGCAGACATCACATTGTTCGA